TTTCTGTTAAGGCTTCTTCAGTTGTAGCTGATGCTATTTTCTTTCCATTCTTTCTGAAATAGTAAACATTATTAGCCTTATCATAGGAGTATTTAACTGACATTAGTTTGCTCCCTATAAGTTTGCAATGTGCCTTTCATGTCATCTGGTTGTTTCATGTATTCTTCACCAAATGCAAAAACATAAATTTGTTTTTTCTCTTTATCAGTACAATTTGATAAACTAGGATTGTTTTTAATTATTTTAATAATTTGATCGTCAGTAAGTTTAGCCATTACCTTGCTCCCTTGTTAATACATTTAGATATAAATTGAGCCACTAATTCTTCATTGCTTTTCATTTCGCAAATCATTTGCTGCCTTGAAAAAAGAACGGCTTGACACATTTGATCGAGTACAACCTGACCAATAACTGTGTTCATTAAGTAGTTTAAGTCTTTATTAAGCATCAATAGTCTCCTAACCAGTTTCGCTTATTTGTAAGAATATTATATGCGATTTCGCATACTTATGCAAGTAAAAAAAGACACATACCTGTGAACCCTTTGCTCTATCCCTGTCAGCCCTAGTAAATTTTACTAGACACTTACTAGACACTTTTATGCTTTTTGGAGGTGTTTTTGACCTAATTTTTAAGTACAGATTAAGTACAAAATAGGTACGTTTTAGGAATGGGTAATAAAAATAACCTAATAACTTCAATAGCTTACAAGATAAGTCTTTGTTATTTCTGACATATTTGATTTTGGTAGAAATGGTGGGACTAACTGGGATTGAACCTGTCGTTTGGCTCTGTAAACCATTGAAATCATTAAGTTTATTTTTTGTACTAGACAGCACTAGACACCCTTTTGTCTATTTTTTTACTGTCAAGATAATAATTTAGTTTTACTAGACAGGTCAAATTATTTTACTAGACACTTTAGACCTGTTACACCCTAGACTCTACGTCTTTTAGCCATCTTGTTTGGTTTGACTTTTTTAGCCATTTTCATTTTCTTTTTCTTTGGTTTCATAGAACCATAACCTTTACCCATAGGCATGATAAATCTCCTTAGTTGTTAACATTTCCATCTGCGTCTTGCAGCTTTCCCTCTTGGCCCTTTCCAATTTCTAGACCTGGCACAAAAAGACTTTCTTCTAGCAGCAGCTTTACTACCAGGCTTTACCTTACCTGTTACTGGTGCTTTTAAATTACTGCCTGTAGCACGATTGTATTTAGCCCTACCCTTTGCTGTAAGACCACCACCTTGCTTAACTGATAGTTTCTCACCTCTACCAACAGATAAGCTAACAGACTTTTTTTTCTTACGTTTAGATTGAGCCATGCAATGATCTCATGCGTTTGACAAGCCTGCCTGCTCTGTTAGGCACTTGTTTATACCAATTAGAATCAATCATCTCATCAGCAGCTTTGTTCCAATCTCTAGCATCAACACCTGACTTCATACCTACAAACTTTTTAAGCCTGGGATACCCAAGATTAAACATCATGTTGGCTATGATTAGCTGTGCATCTTCTGGTAGGTGGTCAAAGTCATCATATAATAATTCACAGTCACTTAGGACAGTTTCTATATCCTTATCAAACCAAGCCTTTACCTGTTCTTCTGGTATCTCAACACCTACTTCAAGATACTTTTCATCATCCCACTCGGTTATCATGTGTCCTATACCACCTGTGACCTTGTTTTGAGTACACATATAGGTTTCATGCTTGCAGCCTTCATCAGCTTCAAGTTCTTTTCTTAACTGCTCTAAATCCATAGCCTTACTTTCTTTTTCTAGCTTTAGCCTGTGCAGTCTTGGATAGTTCTCTCATGTGAAATAACTTTTTAGATGAAGCTGTGTGTGTCCTGCCTGTGTGCAAAGTACCATTTGCCATCCTGTGCATTACACCTTTGTATTCAGTACCATCTCTAAAATAATGTTTTACACCTTTTGCCATTACTTCTTCCTTTTCTTTTTTTTGAGTTTCTTGAAATCTGCACCAGTTATCTTGTTTCTTGGTGGGGCTGTTCTAGCTAGTTTTTTCTGTTTAGGAGAATATTTACTAAACGGCATTATCTTTTCCTTTTCTTAATAATCGTTTTTACCTTACCTTTTGGATTGGCACGTTTACGTTTAACAGCCGACCTGATCTGCGATTTGGTCATAGTCTTAGCTTTTGCAGATGGAACGCACTTAGGGTAGCCCCTCTTGCTGCCTTTGGCTTTACTGCGACCACATTTCTCATAGCCACCACCCTTTTTAGGCGCAGAAATATCTACCCATTTTTCTTTCTTGAACCACTTTGTAAGTCCACCAGTAGGCTTTGCCATTATGCAGTCCTGTACTTTCCACCACGTTTCTTATAGGTTCTAACCAAATAAGCATTGGCATAAGCAGATGGATATACGTCAAACTTTCTTTTTGTTTCGGCTTTTACTCTTGCGTACAGAGCCTTGTTTGTTGGTATTGCTTTTTTCTTGCTGCTTTTCTTTTTTTTGCCTGGTAGTGCCATGATCTTGCTTTGCCCTCTTTTTAATTAAATCAATATGTTTGCGCCAAAAATAATCAGCTATCGAATTAAAGAAATCGTATAACTTCATGTAAATATTAATCATTTTGTAAGTCCTTTATACTTTTCGAATGATCTCAAACCACCCAAACCAAGCATACCCATTAGGACTGTCATCAACGATCCCATGTCAAATGTAGGTAGTTCTGGTATCTCTATAGCCAGGTAAGCACAAACAAAGATAGTTACTGGTGCTAATACAAAATGCCAACATAAAGCTATGCCACAAGTCCAACCAATAAAAGGTCTCCATCCTGCTACAAATATAGATTTATGACTAGCTTCTGCTTTGTTTATTTCTATCTGACCTTTGGCTAATTCCTGTGCATGATTTTCAGCCATAGTAGCTAATTCATGGGCTAGTTTATTCTTTTGGTCTTTGTCCTCTATAAACTTTCCTACGAGGTTAGTCACAGGGCCGATCAATGCTGTTAACATTACTTCTCACCTTTTTTAGCCATTTGATTAAATCCTATGAATGATCCGATAATACCCATGTTGGATAACACCCATATTTCAGCTATGCCTGATAAATGATCTATTCTTTCCATAGGTATGAGTGGGGTCATTAGCACAATGATAAAAACTGTTACTGATAGAGCAGAAAACCAAACTAAATATCTTTGCTGATCCTGTTTCTTATCTTCATTTTCTAATAATATTAGTTTTTGTTTTAGTTCAAATTCCTGGTCAGTAACAACTCCATCACCATCTGTATCCAAGTGTGCATACATGGAGTCTACTTGTAATTTTTTTTGGGTCATTCTCTATTTCTAAGCAACTCTGCTGCTAACATTGACGATGTAACTGGAACAGCACTTTGCATAGTTCTACCTGCACCTGAAACTAAGGCTCTAGTTATAGGAACACCTAATTGTGAGTATAAAAGAGGTGAAGCCAAGGTTGTGCCTGCGACAGTTGGATCAACAAAAGGCGCACCTCCAAGCATACCACCACCTGTAAGCAGTCTATTTGCATCCAACCTTCCTGCTGTACCAGAGTTAGGCACTGTATTACCTATAATATTTTGTGCATTTTGAGCAAAGTTTTGCATCCTAGCTTCACCTGCTGAAAACTTGGATTGTCTTTTAGTTCTGTCACTTTTTGCACTAGCTTGTAACAAATCACCAGGTGTAAAATCTTCTGATACTTTTTTTCGCAAAGATGCGTTTCTAACTATCTCAAATTTACCATAAGATTTATCTATATTATTAAGTATTGGGGCTTGTTTTGGATTTGCTTTTTGTAGTTCATTTGAGAATACACTCCTTATATCAATTAAAGCATCTGCTTTTTGTGCATCAATTTCTGCTCCACTTCTTGTTAATCTTTCTATATCTCGCCTTAGTAATGTTTGTGCATTTTTGATGTTAGCACCTGACATTTGACCATTAACAAATTTCTTTGTGATATATCTGCTTGCTCGGTCAGTGATATCCTTTTTTATATTATCTGGTAAATCACTTGTAAGTTTAGATATTTCAGAATTGATAGCTGCTTCATCTGTAAGTTTCATTTTACCTAATGTCTTGGCATACTGACTTTTTAAAGTACTTTGACCAAATCCAATAAGCCGTCTACCTTCAAGATTTTTTGGTACTTTTACTTTAATATCTTTTAATGCTTCTTCTACTGCTGCTCTGTTAAAACCTTTTTGTGATCTTTGCAAAGCATTTTCTACTGCATCACCAATTAAAAATACATTGCCTGATATTTTTTCTTCTAATGTTTTTAGACCTTTACCTATCAACCCAGAATCACCTACAGCTTGACCTGGTGTAAGTTCAACACCTCTATCTAAAAGTTTTTTCGCACTTTGTGTAATCCTTGGTGCTACAGCTTGTATTGCAGGATTTGCAACCATACCTATTAAGCCTGAAGTAGCTGCTTGTTTTGCTTGATTTTCAGCATCACCTTCAGCAGAACCAAAACCATATAAAGCACCACCTCCTGCGCCAACTGTAGCAGACGTTGCAACTTTCTGACCTTTTGATCCCAAACCAAGTGCTTTGGCTGCTTGACCAACTCTACCCACAGTAGATGCTGTAAGGGCTTGACCACCAGGTATAAATGCTGCTGCAATAGAAGGCAAGATTGCGCCTGCTATCTCTGATCCATAAGCAGCAGCAGGATTATCTTTTCTGAATTGATTTATTTTGTTTCTTATATCTTTAACAGTTTCAGCATAAGTTTTGTTGCCATCAAAAGCAGACGTAACAGCAGCTTCTATTTCATCTCCAAAACCAAAAGTGACACCTTGAACAAACGATCTTATATTTTGTGAGTCACCTGTTTTTTCTATCGGTGTTTCTTTGACATCTTTTAAAAGTTCTTCTAGTTCTTTACTTGCCATTATTGCCCCTGCTGTAGTTGTTTAATCCTAGCTATCATTGCTTGATCTTCAGTAGTAGTAAGATTTTCACCTCTGTATTTTTTGTATGCTTTGATTTCAGCAAGAGTGTTTAGTTCTTGAATCATAGCAGCCCCAAAAACTTCGTTGTCTTTTACATAATCTCTTATATAACCATCAACAGAATCGTATTTTTTGCCATCAATCTCGCCACCACCAAAAGTATTATTTATATTGAAATATCTATCTACTTGTGATGCAACTAACTGTGATTTAATTGCTGCCTGCTTTTGGAAAGCTAATATAACTTTGTTGGCTTCAGCAGTTGATCCGATTTGTGCAGTCGCTTTTCCAGAGAAATCAAGTTCTTTGTTTGATAATGCACCTTTTAGTTTTCTAGTTTGGTCTAAAACAAGTTTATTGATTATTGATCTAAATATTTGTTGGTCACTTAGTTTTTCCAAATTTATTCCGACTTTTTTAGGATCAACACCAAAAGCACTTACTAATCCACCAACAGTTTCTTTTAAGGCAAGTAGCCCTTCTTGGCCTAAACCTGCAACGTCAGGATTAGCTTCTAATATTGAAAGAGCTTGATTTATATTTGAAATAGTTTCTTGTGCATTTTCAGATGGTGTAAAATATTTCTTATTGACTCTTGAAACTCTTGTCTTTCCTGCTTCTTCCTGTTCTTTAGTTAACTTTGGCCCAGTAGTAAGATTTATATTTGTGCCACTTTTACCTGTAACATCTCTTATGTATTTATTGTATTCGTCAGTACCTGGTAATAATCCTAAAGCACTTGCATTTCTCTGTGCTGTTGTCAGTGTTGTAGGTTTTATTTGTGTAAGATTGCTTATAGATGTGGATTCTTGACCAAAAGGCCCTGTTTGTGTTGTTTGTACACCTCTTAAATTACCACCTAAATCAACAACCTCTGAACTTGTCGTAGGTCTTAAAAGTGATTGACCAAAAGCATTTGCAAAAGCATCAGGATTTGCAATAGCAAAAGTTCTTAAACCAGGATCGGCATCTTGTGGTATCATACCCATAATCTGTTTTGTTCGTTCATCTTCTCTTGCCACCTGTCGGTCTATTGCACCTTTTTGTAAGTAAGCACCAATCAATGCAGAACTAAGCCTGCCTAGACCTTGTAAAGGTGTTCTAACAGGTGCTGATGATAAACCTTGCTGTTGTAGTTGTTGTCCTAATATACGTCTAGGATCAGATTGAAACGCAGGGTTAAGTGCCTTAAATCTAAAACTTGGACTCATTGTTCTTGGTGGTATTGCCATTGTTTATCCTATGAAAGTAAGTATGCTGCGCCTAGATTACCTGCCAATCCAAATAATCCACCTAAATTAGCCTGTCTGTTAGCCATAGCTTGATTGAAAGCATTTTGTTGGGCTGCCTGTTGTGCTGCAAATGCACCTTGAGTATCTATTGCTCCTGGTGCAAAGAAACTAGCCTGTTGTATCTGTGGGCCACCAAGTAAGGCTGCTAACTCATTAAAGTTCTGTCCTCTTAGTGCATTTCTTTCAGCTATCTCTCTGCGCCTTTGCTGTTGTGCAATCTGATTTGACAGTAACTGATCGGCTATCTGTTGTTGTCTAGCTGCATTTTGTAGCTGAACATTGGCTGCATCCTGTCCAAATGCCTGTTGCTGTCTTGCTAGTCCAAACTCACCTGTGGCTGCTCTTTCACCGAACTCCATAGCCCTGTTTTGTCTAGCTTGATTTACCAATCTGTCTGACTCTTGACCTGCTGCTAATGTAGCCTGCTGTGCTAGTCTTTGCAGTTGTTCACCTTGTTGTGTTTCAAGTCTGTTTACTGCCTGATTATATGGATCGCTAGTAATAGGTATACCACGATTAACAAGATTGGTTTCTAACTGTTCACGTTGCCTGGTAAACTCTGGTTGTAATAAACCTAACTGTCTGTTGAATAAAGTTTGCTCTATACCACTTCTAAATGCTTCAGGATCAGATTGTAAGGCAGTCAAACCCTCTGTACTCAAAGCAGAAGGTAAGGCAGCATCTGTTGATATATTCTGATTAAATGCCTGTAAGTTTGCAGTAGGATCAATATCTTGTGCAGCACTTATACCTGATAATGTTGGTGATGTTCTAAATGGATTTTGAAAGTCAGGGTCATCTTGGAATATAGGTGTGCCATCAGGATTTTGCCCTATAACTGTACGACCTGTAACCCTACCAAAAGCTAGATTGCCTAAACCCAAACCTGTGCCTTCTGTTGCAGCCCTCATCTGTGCTTGAAAAGGTGTTTCTTGTGTAAATGCTGCTGCTTGACCATCTTCAGGTACTGCACCCTGAACAAACTGTCCTTGATCGCCTACAGAACCAAATAATAAATTACCATAAGGTGTAAACTGTGTGATCCTGTTAGCATTAGCTTGAGCATTTATTAACTCATTTGGATTAGGTGCAGGAGGTGGAGTTGGACTGCTTTTACCCATATTTCAATTCCTTTTTAGTTTTCTTTATCCATTTACATTCGTCTTTTAACATACCCCAAACAATCGCATCGTTTGGATAATACATCTGTCTTAGTATTCCCTCTGGTGTAAAGCCTAGTTGCCTGTTCATTTTCATGGCTTTGTGGTTACTTTCATCGCAAGTAACTAATAATCTGTTCGCATCACATTGATTAAATGGATAGGCAAACAAAGAATAAAGGACAGACCGAGTAGCCCATCTAGGGGAGGAGGATGCAATACTAGCTTCAATCTGTCCATCTCTGTAATCGTGAAAGACTGCCCCTGCAATCAACTGATTATCTCTTTGAACACCTATAGCTGTACTTGGCCCAAACCCTCTAATTCCTATCCTTTTTGCTACCCAGGCTCTTACATAATCATCTATGTTTGTGACTATAGAAACCACTAATATACCCTTACTTTGTCTTTGTTTACTTGTGGCACTAATTTACAGATACACTCATAAGTTTGTGTTTTACCAGTATCACTATCGTACTCTTGTTTACTCAAATACTTTGTGTAGTAGGTGCAGTCATTGACAGATCTGAAATATATAGCACCTTGCGCTACACCATTCATGTAACAAGCCAACATAAATGCAGTCATTGTTTTATACTTCTTAGACTTTCCATAACTTTATCAATGTCAGGTTCTTCACCATTAGGATCGTAAATACATTTGTATTTTTTTGGACACCAGGTCTCAATCATCATGGTAAAAGTCTTATTACCACCCTCATAAATACAGGCTTTTTTGTTGGTATATTTAGATGTTATTCTTTTTTTTAACCGACAAGTTGTGTATTTTTTAAGGTCTGGGTTTCTCCATTCATTCTGCTGCCTAGAATAATCTTTAGGTTTGTATTCATAAGCTAATGCTTTTACTGTCAAAAATATTGATATTGCCAAGACTGCTATTACACAAAAAACAATTCCCATAGTCTGTAGTGAATCAATTATTTCTTTCTGCTTTTGTCTGGCTTCAATCCTCTGTAGTTTTTGCGCTTCTTTTGCCTGATTAATCTTAGCTGATCTTTCAGCCAATATCTGATCCCAGGCTGTAGGGCCAAACCTCATATTTATTAATTGCTTTAGTTCGTTTCTTTTTTCTTCTAATAGTTTTCTGTCTATAAAATCTGAAGCTGTTGATTCAATACCAAATTGTTGTGCTAAACCGAGACCTTTGCCCTGACCCTTATTCATCTGTTCTTCACCTAAGAAGAAACCATCAATCTGTTTTGCTATATCCTTTATATCATTTGCAGTTGAAATATTTGATTTTATAAAATCTACAGATTTTTGCACAAGAGCAATCCCTGTCAGAATCTCTGCCACAACCATTTCTGTATCTCTTACTTTTTATTTTATTGTTTTTATTTTGAAAGAACTTTATCTAGTTTATCTTCTAGTCTGTGTAAGGCATCCATGAGTTTGTTTACGTCATTCCTTACATCATCTTTTCTTGCATAATCTTCTCTGGTTTCTCTTAATAGCATTTGTTGCGCTTTTACTTCCCTAACAAGATATGTAAAAACCCAGGCTAGGGGTGCAAGAACCAGTGTGATTACAGCCGACCAAATTGTAGAAACATCTAGTTCCATACTAATCAGCATCCTCTATTGTAAGTGTGCCATCATCAACTTTTGCCTGTAAAATATCATTTAATACTGCATCACTAATGGTATTACCCTCTTCTTGCCATTTTAAAAAATCTTGATAATCAGCATTAGTAGGATCTTTTGGAATTTGGTCACCATTATCTTTTAAAATATAATCTGAGATTCTAATTGTTTTTCCATCTAAATTTTTTTCATACATTTTTTTATACATAATTATATCCTATAACTCTGCTTCAAATGTTGCAGTAAGTCGAACAAACGCATCTGTTGTCCAACTGGAGCCACTATTATATATTTGCACACCATCAGCACTTGGACTTAAACCACTATTAATTCCGGGTGTTCCAGCATTTCCAGTATTTGTTGTAAAAGTTGCACCACTTTTTAAAGTTGGCGTTGATCTCATAGGTGGATTAAAATGAAGTCCACCACCATAATAACTATCACCATCTCTTGCTCTTCCAAAATTCTGACCAGTATATGTTCTACAATACCTACTACATAAAAATAGTTCTTCCCCAAATGATCTATGCTCAAATGGTGTGGCTACAGAGCCAACTTCCATTTGTAAGCCAGTAATATCAAATGTTGCACCTGACGTTGTTGCCCAAGTTGATGTCATATCAGGAACACGAGATGCTCCATTCCAAGCATACCAAGTATCTGTTGCAGTGCTTGACGTAGTAAAATTAGTACCCCAAAATGGTACAATATTAAATTCAATACCAGCCGAATTGTCGT